GCGAAGAAGAAGTAAGGTGCTGACGCCTCTGGCACACCAGACGGCGGGCGTGGCCCGGTTCTCTAACGAGGACCGGGCTGCGTTGTTTATGGACATGCGACTAGGTAAAAGCCTAACCGTAATGCTCTGGACCATCCAGAGGCGCTACAGGCGCATATTGCTGCTTGCCCCCGCCACGCCCCTCATCGACTGGGTAGACGCCCTAGAGCAGGCGGAAATCCCCCACAGGATGGTTTCTGGTAGCCCGGCCAAGCGCGCTGAGGCGCTGCGGAGCAAAGACGGTGGTTGGTACCTAATGACGTACGCCTCCGCGATGCGGTCAGCGGAGACTATACAACCCTGGGATTGCGTCGTCCTCGACGAGTCCACAACGATAAAGAACCCGAAGGCGAAGATCACCAAGTGGGCTTTCAAGAAGTTGCACCCGTGCGCACGTGGTAGGGCCGTCCTGAGTGGACTACCCTCTCCGCAGGACGACATGGAGGTGTGGACTCAACTCGCGTGGACGTTCCCCGACAAGCGGTGGTACCGCTGCGCTAACTACTACACCTTCCGCGAGGTGGTGGCTGTCCAGTACGGATTCGACTGGATGGTTCGCAACAACGCGAAGGGGAAGCTGAAGGACGAGCTGCACCGAGACGCGTTCGTACTTACGAGGAAGGACGCTGGCCTACCGAACATCAAGCAGTACAAGAAGATCGTGCAACCTCTCGGACCGGAAGCCGCTGCCGCGATGGTCGAGCTACTCGAGACCTGGGAGATCGACGGCGAGGAGGTCAAGCACGCCCCGGTAGTTGCGGGGATTTGCCATAGGCTGGCGGGAGGATTCTCTCCAGGAAGGATCTACCCGTGTTGGAAGTACGCGGAGGTGCTTCGCCTCCTTACGCAGGAGTTTCCTGGAGAGAAGGTTGTAGTCTGGTTCGCGTACAACCCCGAGTTGTTCCGGATGCGGTCATGGTTGCAGAGTAAGGGGATCGAGTGCGTGGCCCTAACAGGCACCATGACAAAACCGGCACGTAAGGTCGCTATCGACACATTCCGTAAAGGCTCGGCTACCGTATTCCTAGGTCAGGTAGCCTGTGGTAAGTTTGGGTTAGACCTATCAATCGCAGACGTGGAGGTATACTTCTCATGCCCTTACTCATTCGAGGGACGAAGGCAGTCCGAGGAACGGATCATCCATCCGACGAAGAAGCGCGACACGCTGGTACTGGACCTCGTGAGCGAAGGATCAGCGGACGAAGCGGTGCAGGACACATTGTCCGACCGAAAGAGCAGTGCTACGTACTTCCTCTCGAAATTCAAAGAACGATTCAAGATTCGGGAACCGAGTGGATGAGCGTCGACCCTGGGATGTCGGGGACTGGCGTAGCTCTATGGTCCGGTTCGACTCTACTACGTACACGTGTCGTGCACGGGGATCGGAAGGCTCCGTGGTGGGAACAAGCCGCAGCTGTGGCGCAGGCCGTCTGCGGACGGCAGGTAGCGAGGATCATGTTCTACGAGCAGCCCTTCTTCATCCCTGGCGCTCCGGGGAATGCGCGGCAAGACATCACGAAGCTGACCATGATGGCTGGGATAATCTCTGGGTACGCGACCGCTACCGGATTCAAGACGTTCCCGGTTGAAGTGCTCGACTGGAAGGGGCAGACCCCGAAGAAGATATCGCACCAGCGAATCAAGGGACGGTTGTCGTACTACCGAGACTGGGACAATGCTGGGCACGACGTATGCGCTGCCGGCGTCGGGTTATGGGTACAAGGGCGCTTCTAGGATATCCCGAAAGAAAGGGAGAGCGGAGCTGTCCCGGCCCAGCAGAATAAGGCCTCCGAGGACGCAGGCAGTGCCGGTCTTCCTAACAACCAAGAGAGCACCGCTCATGAGAACCTATGCATCACATTACGCGTCGACTCCGGGAGCTTCGCAATGAAGCTCGTACTCAAGAAGCCTACCGCAGTTGCCCCTGCAAAGTCTGCGTACAACTTCGAGCCTTCTACACAAGGAATCTCCCAGTCCCAGATTCAGACTCGGTTGGACTGCGAGGAGAAAGCCCGACTGGCGATAGTCCACGGTTGGACCCCGAAGGGGGACAGCAAACCCTTGACCTGGGGGTCGTGCTTCCACGGGATGCTGGAGACAGGCTACCGGAACCTTCGGGCGAAGAAGCCCTGGGGTTCGGCGTCTGCGCTGACCACGAGTAGCGCATCCTTGATGGTGGCCGAGCACCCGACCGCGACGACCGCGATGCGGGACCTGATCGAGGAGTGCCTCGGGGAAGGCCAGCAGATGATCCAGCCCTACCGGGACCGCTGGGCGAAGCAGGACGACGGCGTCGAATTCGTGAAGGTGGAGGATGCGTTCAAGGTCGAGCACGGTAAGGGCCCGGCCCGGTTCTTCCAAAAGGGTAAGTTCGACGCGGTGTACAAGGACAAGAAAGGTCGGTACGGGCTTCTCGAAACGAAGACCAAGTCTCAGGTCTCCAGTAACATCCTCGACCTTCTCCCGCTCGACCTCCAGTTGGCGTACTACATCACCGCCTTGGTGAACGATGGGATCACGCCAACGTTCGTACGGTACAATATCATCCGTCGGCCCGGCCTCCGTCGTGGCAAGGACCAATCCCTCAAGGATTACCTTTCCAGGATCAAGGAGGATGTCGAGGCTCGCCCCGACTTCTACTTCCTTCGGTACGACGTCGAGCTCGAACCGTCCGAGATCAAGACCGCTGCGGAACGAGTCCGCCTGCACGGTGAGAAGTTCATGCAGTGGTACTGGCCCGTCAAGAACGATCCGACCAAACGCCTTCTCACCTTCAACTCCGGCCACTGCGAGAACAAGTACGGGGCGTGCTCCATGCTCCCGATCTGCTCCAAGAACGACTACACCAACCACTACGTTCGGGAGTTCGTCTCTCCAGAACTCAAGGAACTCGGCAAATGAAGTTAGTACTGCAAAAACGTGGGGACACGGCGAAGGTCGGAAAGATGTGGGACAAGTTCGATAACCTCGATGCGTCCGACGCTGCATTCCGGTTCACCGATGAGATATTCTGCATGGCTAAGGTCTTGGCTGCGAAGCCGAAACGTGTCGTCGACGTCGGCTGCGGGGGTGGACGCCTCGCTAAGTTCGTACGTATGACAGCGAAGCAGAACATACCGTGGGTGGCGATCGATAGTCGTTCTGTCGAGCACCTGTGGAAAGGGTCAGCTGACACGTTCATCGAGCACGACCTAATCAACGGTGATCTCCCCCCGTACGTTCAGGACGAAGACTGCATCGTCATGGCCGAGTTACTCGAGCACCTTCCCGAGAAGGCTTCGATGAAGCTACTCCGGAACTCGGTATCAAGACTTCGTATCGGCGGACGAATCGTAATCACGTGCCCCGGCCCCTCCGATTACGACCCTGCTGTCGACGTTAAAAAGTGGGGGCACCTGTGGGCACCTAAGCCTGCGGACATCGAGTCCAATTCACCTGGGTGCTCCGTCAAGGTTTGGATGGGTCGGTTCTTCGGTGACGCTACCCGTCTTCCTAAGATCCGCAAGATCCTTACTGAGAAGTTCGGAGAAGGGGGAGGTGACGTAGTCGACGCTATCGCTGACAGGTACTCACCCCTCGTCGCTTCGACCATCCTCTGCCACGCTTGCGATCTCCCCACCTCCCACATCAACGCCGTAGTAACGAGGCTCTCATGAACGACTACAACCTCAGCGACCACAAACCGATCGCGGATCTTCGGGGGCACGCTCCCCAGCATACGCGGAGCAACGGACCTGACGGGATCCGGGTTACCCTCGACTCGTGGGGTCCGCAAGACCGAAATACGTGGCACACCCTCCTGGATCAGGACGAAGCCACGTTCGGGGAGAAGCCGTCCCGTCGGGCGCGATGGGTAGATATGACACCCAAAGAGTACGACAAAGTGGCAGGCCTGTTCAAGGGGAGCGGACTCCCGCACCTCCTGGAGCAGTTCACCTTCAACTTCCTTGTGGAGGGTGTGTCCCTCAACTGCACGCATCAACTTGTGCGGACCCGTATGGGGGCAGGCTTCCTCCAGCAGAGCATGCGTACCAACGACGCTCGCAACATGCGGTTCTCCACTCCGGAGACCGTCCGACGGATCGCCCACCGAGCGCCGGGAGCTCACTGCGGACACCCGAAGGACTTTGTCGACGCGTTCCTAAAATACGCCGAGCGTTGCGGACTCAATACGGACCAGTTCGTCGATAGTAATCCGTACGCCGTTACGATGGACGTGATACTCGAAGCAACGCTCAGGATGCAGAAGTGCGCCTACGCTGCCATGGTCGATTGCGGGATTCCTTTCCAGGACGCACGTCGGTACCTCGGTAGTGGGCACCAGACCTACCTGTGGTGCAACTACAACTGGCCCGCCTTGAAGGGGGTGATCGGGAACCGTACCGAGCACTGCGTCATGGACTGGGAGATCGACTGCGTCGTGCAGCTTATGCACCGAGAGATCTACCAGAAGTGCCCGAAGTTCATGTGGGAGGGTCTCGGCTCCCGTTCCGACATGCAGGGTCGTGAAGCCTTCGCTGGAGTGTCGGACTGGCCGTCGTCCGAAAAGTGGCCCGGCCCGGAGCGGAAGGACGAACCGTTGTTCAAGAGCGAGCAGTGCCCGTTCTTCATCCTGTCTCCGAGCTCGTTAGCTGTTGCGGGAGACCCGCAGTGGATCCCGACGAACGGAGTCTTTCCGTGGCTGGCGTGGGAGGAGCTCGCCGAGGAGCACGCCCCTAATCACCCGTGGCTCGCGATGCGTAAGAAGAATGCAGGTGTCCAGTGAAGCTCCTCTCCGCTCCGGCCAGTACGGCCCCGAAGAAGGTCCTCAAGAAGTCGGGACCGACCCCAGCTATCCTTTCCAGGAAGGTTGCATTTCAGCTTCCGACCGAGAAGAACGTCCCGAGTGTCGAGCTCGGGCAGTACAGCATCCTGCTGTACGGTCGGAAGAAGATCGGCAAGACCTCAATGGCTGCCCAGTTTCCCGATGCGTTCATCATAAGCTGCGAGCCTGGGGCGAAGGCGCTCCGGGTGTACTCCTCCGACGTTACCACGTGGGAAGATGTCGACGGGTGTATCGATGCTGCGATCGATGATACGAGATTCAAGACCATCGTGGTTGACACGGTGGACCTACTGTACTCCTACGCCTTCCAGCACATCTGCGATAAGCAGTTCATCGAGCACCCGAACGAGGAGAACGACTTCGGCCATACCTGGGGTAAGATCCGGAAGCTCTTCCGATCCGCGATCAACCGGATCCTGAAGAGCGGTAAGGGTGCGATCTTCATCTCGCACGATACCGAGAAGGAAGTGGAGGGGCGTGACGGCGAGAAGTTTGAACGGTTGCAGCCTACGCTCTCCAAGCAAGCCCTGGAAGAGATCGAGGGTGCGGTGGACATCATCGCCTTATACGACTACGTCGGAACGGAGCGTTGGCTCCGGCTGGACGGTAGCCAGTTCGTGGTCGCAGGGTGCCGCTGCGAGGAAAGCTTCATCCGCCTCGGCGGGAATCCCAACGTCCTGGCCGACCGTATCCACGCTATCCCTCTCGGTACGTCGGCCAAGGAAGCGTACCAGAACTTTGTCAAAGCCTTTAAAAATCAGCAGGTCGATCCCGACTTGCCGAAACCCCCTGTCGTGATCAAGAAACCCTTGGTCAAGACCGGTCACAAGTAATCCCACACCCCCACGGAGGACATATGGGACGTCTCGGAATCAAACTCAACAACACCACTTTCGCGAAGGCGAAGGAGAAACTCAAGGAGAGCGGCGACTTCAACGACGTCGTCCTCGAAAACGGACGGTACGTGTGCATCGTCCGCAAGGGCCGTGCCCTGGAAGCCAAGGGGAATCCGAAGCTGGTCCTGGACCTCGAGGTCGCAGGTGAAGCGGAGCAGGCTGGCGGACGCATCAGCGTCTGGTATACCCTGACCGACGACAAGATGCACTACCTGCTGCGGGACCTGACCAAGCTCGGGTACGACATCGCTGAACTCGACGAGGACGTCCTCGCTGATATCATCGACGACCTGACCGAGAACAACCCGGTCGTCCGCATCACCGCCAAGAACAACGGCGAGAACGTCAACTACTACATCGACAAGAGGTTGGACGAGCTAACCGCTGCCGAGGTCGAATCCTCGGGTAGTGCGGCGGACCCCGAAGCTGCTGGCGGAACCGCTGGCATCAAGGAAGACGCGCCCCCCGCCAAGTCGGCCAAGGCCAAGGCAACCGCGAAGGCTGCTCCGGCCCCCGAGCCTGAAGCGGAACCTGAACCCGAACCAGAACCCGAACCCGAGGCTGAGCCTACCCTGGCCGACCTGGACCGGGAAGCCCTGAAGAAGATCGCGAAGGTGGAAGCACCTGACTTCAAGATCTTCAAGGCCACCACGGACGACCAGATCCGTGAAGCCATCATGGCAGCTCGCGGTGGTGAGCCCGAGGCGGAACCGGAGTCCGAGCCCGAACCGGAACCCGAGGTCGAGATCGCCCCCGGCCTGAAGTGCAAGGCCACGATCAAGGGAAAGGTCGCCGACGTGACCGTTGTTAGCGTGGACGAAGCCTCCGGCACCGTGGTCGTCAAGACCGCGACCGGAAACGTCAAGATCCCGGCTGCCCAGCTGAGCCTGTGATCTGACGGTTGCGCGTGGTCCCGGCGATACGGGACGCCAAATGCACGAACCACCAAGGAAACCAAATGCACAAGCATCGTCTCTACCTCGCGGGACCGTTCTTCAATAGTGCCCAGATCGACCTGATCCGGGATGTCGAAGACGCCCTGACGCTCCACGGCGTTAACCATTTCTCTCCCAGGAAGATCGGACTCAACTCTAATCCGGCGACGTCAAAGCCGACGCCTGAGCAGGCTGAGCAGATTTTCAAGAAGGACTATCAGGAGATCTGCGCCAGCACGCATGTCTTGGCTGTGGTCGATTGGGCACTCCCTCCTGGTCAGTCTGTCAGGCTGTGCCGGGACGACATCCCCGGCAACACCCACCTGCAGGTGCCCGACTCGGGTACCGTCTGGGAGATGGGGTGCGCCTACGCGCTCCGGGTCCCGGTGATCCTCTACACCGCGAACCCGAGCAAGCAGATGAATCTGATGCTGACTCAGTCCGCGACCGGGGTTATCTACGGTCACACCATGCTGATGCAGTGGCTTGCTTGTGATATGGACGCAACTATCCTCGAAGGTTGGAAGGGAGACCACCGATGACACTCAACGTACGAGAAATGCTGATCGGAAAACCGATCAAGATGCGGTACGTGTACCGGTTCCAGGGCTGCCGCGTGTACGACCGTGAGTCCATCGCCGAGCATACGGCGTTCGTCTCTATGTACGCGATGTTAATCTCGAACGAGATGCAGCGGGGCGGGTACGCTATCAACTGGAGAGAGTTGATGACCCGTTCGGTTGTCCACGACATGGAGGAGATCCTTACAGGTGACTTTCCTCGCCCGTACAAGTACTCCAACGACAAGCTGCGCGCTGCACTGGAAGAAGCTGCACCAGTAGCATTCTACGCAGTTATCAAGGACATCCACACCGGTGCGAACGCCTTTGATATAAACGCGGACCTGCTCGAGGTTTGGTCCAACGCTAAGGACGATACTACCGAAGGTAAGATCATCGCTATCGCGGACTTCCTCTCCGCGTTGTCCTTCATCGTGCAGGAAGTGCAGGCCGGGAACCGATCGATGAACGGCCATAACTGGACCCTGCGGGAAGCGATCACTGGGCTGCGTAAGAAGTGCGGGACCGAGTTCGACTGGGTCATTAACGACGCCGAACGAATTCTTATGGAGTACGCTCCATGAGTAGTAAGTCTATCGACCTCGCTAAGACTATCATGGACGAGCGAGGGAAGGACTACTCCCCGGACTCCCCATCATTCGGAGCTACCCAGCTCGGACGTATGTGGGCAGCTACATTGTCCGACCACTTCCAGGTGCCGGTCAAGGACATCCCCCCGCACGTAGTCCTATTGATGATGGCACAGTTGAAAGTGTCACGAGCGGCACGACCGTTCGGATTCAAGCAAGACAACTACCTGGATGGCATCGCCTACCTACAACTCGCCGAGGACTCGATCCGTGAAACTCTCGAAGGTAAACCTTGTGGGTCCGTCAACGATGGAGGGGTTTCCACTATCAACGCCTGACGGGTACTTCGCTATCGACACGGAGACAACAGGCCTAGACCCGTGGGCCAGCGGATGCCGCCCGTTCTTCATCTCCCTTTGCAACGCTGATGGGGACACCGCATGGGTCCGGTTCTCCGTTAATCCGAGGACGCGGGACGTTGTTCCTTTCCAGGAAGGACTGGACGCTCTGCAGAACCTCCTCGGGGATTCTTCCCTTCTGAAGGTTATGCACAACACAGCGTTCGACTATCGGATGCTGTCGATGCTCGGTCTGGAGATACACGGGAGGATCTGGGATACCTTAATCGGTATGCACGTTATCAACCCGGACGAGATGAACTACGGATTGAAGTACCTGTCCAAGCGGCACCTTAAGATCGACGACGGGGACCAGAAGGAACTCCTCGACGCTGTGCGAAAGGTACGGACGAAGATACGTTCGCTGAAGAAGGCAGGTAGCTCAGACCCGCTCGCTCTGTGGGCACCTGCCCCGGACGACGTCACGAACGGGAAGGATGCTTCCGCTGCGGACTACTGGATGGCTACGCACGACCTGTGCGTGAAGTACGCGGTGACGGACGCTGTACGTACCGCAATGTTGTACGAGATGCAGAAGAAGGAGCTAGCTACCGAGAAGGGACTTACAACTGTGTTCGATATGGAGATGGAGCTTATGGCTCCGCTACGTCGAATGGAGGATCGGGGAATCCGGATCGACCTCCAGCGCACCGAGGAGTTGCGAGCGGAGTACCAGGCAATAGCTGAAGCCGCGATGGTTGATTTAGCTTCCAGGGGACTCGGGGAGTTGAACCCTAAGTCACCTAAGCAGATGTGTGCGCATTTCTTCGGTACATTGGATCACAAGCCTAAGGTCTTCTCCACGAACGACGATGGGGACTACATCGCGTGCGTGCATTGTGCGGAGAAGCAGGTCGGGAAGGACGGGAAGGAGCTGAGGCGGGAGACCCACACGAAGACCGGGAAGAAGGTGATGCGGGTTGTCAAGCGGTCCGAAGGCTGCAAGATCTGTAACTTCACCGGGCACAATCCGAAGTGCGACGGGGAGTACCTCTCCAAGTTGGCGTGGAAGTTTAACCCCGCAACGGACAGGCTGGAGAAGTCGGACGAGGATGCGTATCAGATCCTCCGATACGATGGCGCGAAGCACATGCTTGTTAACTTCTTCGAACCGTACCTCTTACTCGCGGACGAGGATCCCTTCAATCCTGGAGGACATAGGCTGCATCCGAACTACAAGCAGTGCGGTCCCGGCACCGGTCGCTTGGCCTGCGAGCGTCCAAACCTGATGCAGGTCGCTTCGGACGACACTCCTCGGAAGTACAACGACATACCGTATAAGTGCCGGGAGATATTCTTCGCCCGTCCTGGGCATGTTATGTACATGCCGGACTACTCCCAGATCGAGGTGTGGATCTTCGCAGCGTTGGCGAAGGATAAGGTCATGCTCGACACCTTGATGTCGGGGAAGGACTTCCACGGGACCATCGCCGCGACGGTATGGGCTTCGGAGTTCGACCTCGATGAGGCACTCCGGTGCAAGAACATACCGCACTCGGAGCTGAACTCCAAGGAGAAGCACAACCTCGACCAGTACGTCAAGTACCGTAAGCGGTCGAAGCTCCTTATGTTCTCGACGCTCTACGGTGGTGGGGACGACGTGAAGGCTGGGCTTCTCGGGAGCACCCGCGAGGAGGCTGCACGGTTCACAGCGGAGTACTACCAGCGACTGCCGGGCATCCCCCGCTTCATGAAGGAAAGCATTAACGAGATTAGGGAACGCGGATACGTAACCACCCCCTTCGGACGTAAGTTTAGGATCCCGAAGAACTTGGCGTACAAGGCGACGAACTACCGAATCCAAGGGTCCGCCGCTGGTGTGATGAAGCGTAGTTTGATTAGGGTTGGAGAATTAGCCACGACCAACTTCAGGTACGTGGGCCGTATGCATCCCCTGCTTAACATCCATGACGAGCACGCCATCGAGGCGCACAAGTCTATCCATAACGAAAGAACCATGCGAGACATCATCACAGCCATGCAAGGCGACGACCACCTCCTGCTCAACCTCCCGGTTCCGCTTCCTGTCGGCATGAAGTACAGTACGTCGACGTGGGCGGAGATGCGGGAGATCAAGGGGTTATGAGCATCGACATCTATGAGACAATCGGCCTAGACCTCGCGGAGTCCGGAACCCAACTACTCGGTGAGTGCCCAGCCTGCGGGAAGCACAAGTTCTACGTTGACAAGGCGACCACGAAGTACAGCTGCAAAGTCTGCGGTGTGTACGGGAACGACTCCACGATCATCAGGTTGGTGTGGGAGGAGCAGTGGCGTCCTGCCTTGACGGACGAACGGATCGAAGCCCTTTCCAAGTACCGTAAGGGTCTACCTTCGGACGCTTTCTTCATCACGGAGTCCCTTGGCTACTCGGAGCACTTCGGGTCCTACATGTGGTGCGTGCTGAAGCCGAACGGAGTCGCGGCGACGTGGCGGTGGTTCAAACTACCTTCTCCTGGAAAGAAAAACGCTGTCCAGGCTGCCAAGGGGTTGAAGCATGGCCTCACCGGGGCGGAAGTCCTGGCCGATCCGAAGCGTGCTACCGAACCGGTGTACGTATGCGAAGGAGAGTGGGACTACCACGCGTGGTCGTGGTTACTGTACTGCCTCGGGAAGCCGGGCATCGTACTTTCTCTTCCAGGAACCAATGCGCTTCCGACGGAGGCTCCGCTGTGGTTGAAGGG